GAATGGGTCACCTCCATAAAAACCTGCATTTGCATAACTCGTAAAATCATTTGGTCCTACATATCCTGCACCTTGGAAAGCACTAGCATAAGCTTGAGAATAATCTGTAGCACTTTCCATATTATAAGTTAATACAGGCACATCACCACCTCCACCACCACCTACAGGCTCTTCTTCCATAGCAGTATTAACAAGTGCTTCTGCTCCTGCTGCTAATTTAGCTCCTCTTTTTAATCCTACCATGTTTTTATCTAATTGATTAAACTCAGGATTAATAGTACCGTCTTCTAAAGTAGCAGCACCTAATATTCTATCTCTTTGATTATTAAAATAATCTATCTCTCTATTAGTTCTATTAATTTGTTTTAATTGGTCTGAAGTTAAATCTTTTGTTCTAACATCATAAGTTTCAAAACTTACGTCATCAATTTCAACTCCATCTCCAATTGTTCTCCTATCTACTTTAATATTACTACGAACTTTTGTAAAACCATTAGGGTCTTGTAAAGCTTCTTTATCTAAGAAATCTTCTGTACTCATCACTTCTGCAGGTGATGCTTTTCCTGCTTTAACTATAAATTTAGAGTCAGGAGTATATTGTGACATTGGAGTTAAATCTTTAGTATACTCTAATGGTTTAGATTGAACAACATTTGTTGGTTGATAATCATTAATTTTAGCCATTTCCATATCTGTAAAATCTCTATTAACATTTTTATCAATACCTAATGCATCCCAATCTTCTTGTTTAAAATTAGCCATTTTAGTTTTTAATGGTTGAGCAGTTGAAGTTACTACATCAGTCTGTACTCCACCAACTGTCATTTTTTCTCCAGTTGGTACATTATAATCTACAGGAACACTTCCTAGTTCTCCTCCTTCAAAAAAAGTACCACCGGGGTCTTTCATTTCTACTTTAAAATTTGTATCAATATCTAATAAATTTTTCTTTTGTAATTTTGTAGTATCTACTTTCATTGGTTCTAATTCAACTGACATCTCATTACCAACGGCTGCTGTATTTGCTGCTGTTGTTGCTCCTGATGTAGGTAAACCTAATGCCATTCTACCTCTGTCCATCATTTCACCTGTAAAATTAGACAGTTTAGTATACATATCTCCCACACCCGGAATAGCTTTTACAACACTACCTAGCATACCTGTAACACTAGAATAAACTGTACCCACAGCATTACCTGCTGCTGCTATACCTCTCATAACTGTTCCCATAGCACCTGTTGCAGTTGCTGCTGCTCCCGTAAAACCTGCCCAAGCAGCTCCTATACCGGGTAACATTAAAGACAAAGCAAGTGTACCTACTGGTCCAAGAGCTTTAGAAACACTTTTCATTCCAGTTTTAAGTGCCTTTCCAATTTTCTTAACACCTTTTTTAATTCCTTTACCTATTTTTTTAAAAAACTTTTTCATTATTTAATCTCCATACAATGCTAGTAAATTTTTAAGTTTGTTCATAGCATCACTATTTTTTAGTCCACTATGTTCTCCATTAATTCCTGCAACTACAATATTAGTTTCTCTATTAGCTGCGTTCTCTGACGACTTCCAAATATAATCAAATTCATCTCTTAGTTCTTGCCAAAGTTGTGAATTTGCTGATTGAGTCATAGCAAATTGATTTTGAGCATTTCTAGCATTCATAGCATTTTGAGCTGCTGTATCAATTTTATTTATTTCTCTTCTCCATTGTGCATTACTTTGGTCAATAACTAAAGCATTCTGTACATTAAACTGTTCTCGAGCAAATTGATTTTGTTCATTATATTGGTCAATACTCGCAGCTAATTGTACATTAAATTTATCTGCATCAGCTTGTCTTTGAATTAATCTAGCTTCTGCAGCATTAGTTTGTGCAGTATTAAATTGTTCTGCAGCATTTTTTTGTGTAGCATTAAATTTAGAAATACCATCTTTTAAACTAGCCATAAATTGATTAGTTTGATTTTCACTTGCAGCATTAAATTGTCTTGATGCATTTTCAGCAGCAGTATTTGTCAACATTCTTTGTTGTTCTTGTTGTGATTCTAAAACAACAGCTTGTTGTCTATTACTTAAATTAGTCATATCCATTGCTAAAAATTGTTTAGCATTTGCAATTCTTAATTTACCTTGCATATCAGCTTCAGCAATATTAGCTTGTGATTCTAAAATAGAATCTTGAATAACTGCTTGTTGTTCCATACTAGCATCTGTAAGAGATACAGTTTGCATAAATTTACTGTTTGATAATTCTCTTTGTTGGTCAGCATTAAACTGAGCCATATCCATTTTAAATACAGTTTGAGCATTTGTCAAAGCTGTTTGTTGATTAAACTCTGCTTCTCTTAATAATGCTTGAGCTTCAATACTTTTTTCTTGAGTAACACTTGCTTGGATTGCTGTAGCATTTGATTGAGCAATTTTAAAAGCTTCATTAATTAATGTACCTGTTAAAGCATCTCTACCTACTGAGGATGCAGATAAACCTCTTTGTGCTAGTATTGCTTCTATTTTATCAGTAGCAGGTTTTGCCCATAAAGGAATTTCACCATCTTTCATTCCTTCAAATAATGTATCCATTTGTGTAGAAACTAAAGCTTCTACAGGTAGTCCTGCAATAATTCCTCTTTCTTTTTCTGAGTAACCCATTAAAGCTTCTTCAAGTTTTTCAGGGTCATTACCTAATAAAGCTATATCATCTGGAGACATACCTGCTCTAGATAATTGTCCTTTAGCTCTAGTAACTCTTCTAACATCTATACCTTGAACTTTAGCAGCAGTAGCTAAAGAAGCATCACTTATATTTCCTACAACTCTTTCAGCTAAAGAACCTTCTCTAACTTGAACTTGAGCTTCTTGTATTTTATCAACTCTATCTATTCCTAAGTCTTCTGCAATTTTAGACTCTTCACTTAAAACTCCTTGTGCTGCAGAAATTGTAACATCTTCATCTGTTTGAGCTGCTGTAAATGTAGATGCTTCTACTTCAGTAGCATCAGCAGCTTGTCCTAATTCTTCATCTGTAATTGTATCTACTTTTTCTTTTAAAGCTTGAGTACTTGTATCTACTTTATAATCTTCAGAGTCTAATGCTTCACCCGTTTCAGCTACTTTAAATCTAGCATCTTCTCTATCTATAATTTCATCACTTTGTTCAACAATTTTTGAAGCAGTTCCTTTAGCTCCTATATCTTCTAAAGTAGTTTCACCAGTAGCTAACCTTTCCATTCTTCTAGCAGAATCTTCTGCTCTAAATTCTCTTTCTCTTTGAGCAGGAGAAGAAGCATCAGCAGCTTTAGTTTTAGTAAAAGGAGACTCAGTTTCAGGATTATCTCTAATTTCTCTTCTTTTTTGTTCTTCTGATTTTTTAGGCTTAGACTCTTCTAAACGCTCTACTGTTGTTGGAGGTCTTCTTATAGAAGAACTACCTCCTGACATTAATCCTGAACCTGAAGAGCTTCCTTCTTTTCTTCTACGTTCTGCTTCGTCTTTACGAGCTTGGTCACGTTCAGTAGAATATGTTGGTTCTGGAGTACCTGCTCGTACATTAGGAGCATATTTTTTTTCTTCTTGTTTTTCTGCTTCTTGACGAGCTTGTTCATCTTTACGAGCTTGGTCGGGGTCTTCCGAATATTTTGGTTCTAGTCTTTTTCTAAATGCATCTCCTAGACCCATAGCAATACGTCCTGTAGGACTACGCTGTAAATTAGGTACTACTTTTTTTCCTTTTTTATATCTTTTTCTAGCCATTATTTAACCTCGAACAATTTGTCCAGTTTCTCTTCAATTTTATCTAACGTATCAAAAACTCTATCCATACCATCTGATAGTTCTTTTTTAGTTACGTATTCTTTTGCCATTTCTTCTCTCGTTTTATTTAAAAGTATGTCAAGTCTTTTAAGCTCTGATGTGTTAGACCGAATACTGTAAAGTATTGGTGCGACTACTAATGTTAGAAATATATTCCACAGTAAAAACATTGTGTAGCCTGTTAGCTCCATCTTAATTTGCTGCTATGTATGCTTTACCTGTTGTTACTGCATTAGTATAAGATGATTTATCATCACTAGAACCTTTAACGTCTGGTGTTTCGTTTAATCCATCATACTCTAAAATAGTTTCTAAATGGTCTACATTTTTTTGAACTACTTCATTTACTTGTGCTTGTGTTAAGTCAGGTAAAATATAAGTAGAATTTGCATCATTTGTATTTATATCATTAATTAATGATACACTATCTGTTGCTGCTGTTAAACATTCTGCTACTGTTTGAGCCATATTATTCTCCGTTTAATTTATTTTCTAATTCTTCAACTTTTGCCGAAAGTTCTTGTACTGCTTTTATTAATGGGTGTACAAACATCTCTTGAGATACACCTTGAATCCCTGAACTGTTTTCAATATCCCAACCTCCAAAATCTTCAAGTCCGTGTTTATCCATAGCTTCTTTAACTTCTTGTGCTATTAAACCATACATTGTTGAATCATTTTCTCTTTCTGTTTCTTCAGGGTTATAATCTGGTAAGGAAGAATCTATATCTGATTTAGCTTTCCATTTAAAAGTTACAGGTCTTAAATCATTTATAAAATCTAAACCACAATCTGTATTATTCTGTATTTCTTCTTTATATCTTACATCAGATACTCTAGTCCATGAAGCATTAGAATCATAATTATTGTAAACACGATTATTGCCAGTACCACGACCAAATGTAAAATATGTAGCTTCATTTACACTTAAACAATCAAAACCTAAAACAATTTGATAATTACCATTAACACCTGCTGATTCAGTTTGATAACCAACAAAAGTATTACCAATACCTGTTGTTACACCATTACTACCACCACCTGCATCATTACCTATAAATGTATTACCTGCACCAGTCGTTGCAGTTAAACCTGCATTATAACCTAAAGCAGTTTGTCCATATCCAGTAGTATTTGCAATTAAAGATTTAGAACCAATTCCAGTATTGTAATCTGCTGTAGTGTTTGCTTTTAAAGCATCTCTACCAAACGCAGTATTTTCAAATGCACTTGTAGCAGCAGTCAATGAAGAATCACCTACTGCTGTATTTCCATATCCTGCTAGTGCTGCATCCATAGCATATTTACCAATAGCTATACATTGAGTTGAAGAAGTACTGTCCGTACCTGACATAGCATACGCACCTATTGCTATGTTTCCTGAATTTACAGTACTATCATTTAAAGCATCTCTACCTATGGCTACGTTATCATTATAATTACCTGTTAAAGCAGCTAATGTACCTGCTCCTATTGCAATATTATGAAGACCTGTAGTGTTTGCAGTTAAAGCACTTGAACCCATTGCTGTATTGTTTGTACCTGTGGTATTAGCATCTAAAGCATGATTTCCAACAGCTACGTTATATTCTCCAGTTGTATTACTTTCTAAAGCACTTACACCTACAGCCGTGTTAGTAGTTCCAGTTGTATTTGATAATAAAGCAGCAGAACCAACGGCTGTGTTGCTTGATGCTGTTGTATTTGTTCCTAATGCTGAATTACCAATAGCTGTATTGTCTGAGCCTGTGGTATTTGCATCTAAAGTATTCCTTCCAACAGAAGTATTTTCTGAGCCTGTGGAGTTTACTCCTAAAGCACCATATCCTACTGCTGTGTTATTTGATGCTGTTGTATTAGAGTCTAATGCAGTATGTCCTATAGCCGTGTTCTGAGAACCTGTAGTATTTGCTCCTAAAACATTATATCCGACTGCGACATTGTTTCCTCCTGTGGTGTTAGCATCTAAACTATAAGTACCGACTGCTGTGTTTTCACTTGCTGTGTTTAGATACATGGCTTGATAACCAATTGCTACGTTGTTAACACCTGTGGTATTAGCTTGTAAAGCTTCCATACCAACTATTGTATTTTGTGCACCTCCCGTAATACTATCTCCTGCAGCACACCCGATTGCTGTATTGTTAGAAGCTGTGGTAAGTAATTTTAAAGCAGCACTTCCTACTGCTGTGTTAGCCCCTCCTGTTGAGACTGTTAATAAAGCATTTGTTCCAATTGCTGTATTACTAGCCCCTGTAGTATTTGCTTTAAGAGCACTAAATCCAACTGCTGTGTTAGCATCTCCACTTGTTAAAGCTGCAAAAATATCAATACCTAAACCTGTATTATTGTCTGCTGCATCTATAGTTCCTGTACTTGCATCTCCAATCATTATAGAGCCAGTACCAAAAGTCTTAGCATCTGATAAATCATTTACAGCAGAAGCTCCACCACCACCACCACTTGCATCTTCCCAAGCTACACCTGAACCTGTTGATGTTAATACTTGTCCGTCACTACCTTGTGCTCCACCTATTGTTAGGTTATCGGTTTCTAATGTTCCATCAATATCTACGTCACCACTTATATCTAAAGTAGCTGCGTCTAGTTCACCCGTAATTGTTAAGTTTCTTAAACCTGTGTAATCTTTGTTAGAGTCTAATACAACTGCTTTAGAAGCTATAGCTGTACCAACAGCAGTTGAACCTAAGTCTAAATAATTAAGTTCACCAACAACAACTGTTGCTCCATCAAGTATATTTAACTCTGCTGCTGTGCTTGTGACTCCATCTAAGATATTTAATTCAGCAGCCGTACTTGTAACATTTGTACCACCTATATCAAGTGTAGTCATAGAGACTTCACCTGCTACTGTTAACACTCCATCAGCAAGAGTCATTAAATCTGTATCGTCTGTATGCCCTATGGTTGTACCATTAACAATTACATTATCAACTGTAAGTGTTGTAAGAGTTCCAAGACTTGTAATATTTGATTGGGCTGCGCCTGTAACTGTAGCTGCTGTACCCGAAGCATTTCCTGTTACGTTACCTGTTAATGCTCCTGCAAAAGCTGTAGCAGTTAATGTTCCTGAACTTGGATTATAAGTTAAGTTACCATCTGACTCTAAACCTAAATTACCACCATCTACATCACCACCTGCTGTAAATACAACAGCATTTTCTTCGTTTGTACTTTCATTGTCTGTTATAGTAACTGTAGTTGCAATAGCTGCAGTACCTGTAGTATCTTGGTTAAGTGTTCCAATTACAAAGTCTAATGTATTATCTGAATCATCATAAGTAACTGTTACACCTGTTTCAGTATTACTTGTTACCATAGCTCCAACAGTATCACTAATTGTTTCTGCTAGTGTAGTACCACCGATTGTTATTGCATCAGCTTCTAATGTTCCGTCTATGTCTGCATCACCTGATATGTCAAGTGTAGCTGCATCTAATTCACCACTAATCGTAATGTTACGACCACCAGTTATGTCTTTGTTTGAATCTGTTATAATAGCTTTACTAGCTATAACAGTTCCGTTTGTAATTCCATCTATAAGATTAATATCGGTAGCACTTGCTGTAACTCCATCGAGTATATTTAACTCTGCAGCAGTTGAAGTAACGCCATCAAGGATATTAAGTTCTGCTGCTGTACTTGTAACTCCATCTAAAATATTAAGTTCTGCAGTTGTAGACGTCACACCATCTAGTAAATTTAATTCAGCAGCAGTAGCTGTTACACCATCAAGTATATTAAGTTCTGCTGTAGTTGAAGTAACTCCATCAAGTATATTAAGTTCTGCTGTAGTTGAAGTAACTCCATCAAGTATATTGAGTTCTGCTGCAGTTGATGTAGTTGCTAGACTTACTGCCCCACTAGAAACTGTAAAGTCATTTGAGTCAAAAGATGCTATACCTTTATTAGATGTTGTAGCATCTTCACCTGCGATTGTTATTGTATTACTAGAAGCAGATGTATCAATACCTTCTCCACCTGCAACTGTTAATGTTTCACTATCTAAGTCAATAGCTATTGTACCACTATCTGATGTAAGGTCTAAATCTTCTGCTGTAAGTTGTGTATCTACATAAGCTTTAACAGATTGTTGTGTTGGTACAAGTGTTGCAGAGTTTGAAGACATATCATCTTCATCAACAAAAGCTGTAATAGTTATAGAGCCATCTGATAAACTACCGTATGTAACTGTACCCGTTGTTGTAATTGCAGATGAACCATTGTCTATTGAACCAAAACCAGATGTAATAGAACCACTATTTAATGCTCCTACCGTAGTAGCTGCAGTAGTTACTAAGTTTGGCATTGCAGTTATTTCATCATCAAAGTATGCTGCTAAATCTGTAACAGCTACTTGAACCATTGTTCCATTGTCATTTAAAACAACTCTATCTGCATCGGCTACTGTTGTTGATGTAGCAGATGTGTTACCATCAACTATATTTAATTCTGTTACTGTAGAAGTAATTCCATCAAGTGCATTTAATTCTGCTGCAGTTGAAGTAACTCCATCAAGGATATTTAGTTCAGCAGTTGTAGCTGTAACTCCGTCTAATAAATTTAATTCGGTTGCTGTGGATGTAACTCCATCCAATATATTTAATTCTGCTGCTGTTGATGTAATTGCTGTTCCGTTAAAATTTATAGCGTCTGCATAAACTGTACCATCAAAATACCCATCTTTAAATTCTAAAGAGCTTGTTCCTAAATCTATATCGTTATCTGTTACTGGTACAATAGCTCCATCTTGTATTCTAATTTGTTCTACTGCTGATGAAGATACTTCTACATAAAATCCCCATCTATTATTTGTGCTATCTACAACAATTTTGTTTAAAAAATCTAAGTCACCAATAGTATGAATGTTACCACCCTGTCCTGCAGTACCATCGTGTCTGTGCCCTGTAGAACTTGCACTACTTGAACTATATGAAAATGCGTTAACTAACTGATTATATTCATTGTTAAATAATGCTGATGTGATAGTATCTCCATCACTAAAAGAACTTTGTCTTGTATATGTTTGTGCCATTTATTATCTCCTGCCTGAAGGTATATAGTCTACGTAAAAACCATTTATAGTATAAGGGGGTTTACTATCTTCACTTATTATAGTAAAATTGTTACTTGTTCCACTACCTTGTAATGGAACTCTAATTAAAGGATTATCAGCTCCTCCAAATACATTTGTATTAAATATTGCATCACCAAATTTTGAAGGAGGATTAATAATTCCTAAGTCAAATAAATTAGAGGGTTGAGGTATATCTCCACTTCCATAATCAAATCTAACTTGAACATCTGGTTCAACAATACCTTCTGCACTTGCAGAAACTCGAAAATAATGTAAAGTTTTTAAAGTTCCTAAATCACCATAATCGTAATTAGGTGTTTCATATCGAGCTAAAATATTTGCTCCATCAAAATCATTACCAGTATCATGTTGATATACAAACCCATTTGTATCTCCATGATAATATTGTTCAACATTATTATTATCAAAACCTGAACCAATAGCAGTAACTTCTAAACCTCTAGTTTCTGACCATTGAAATCCATCAGGTCTTAATGTTCCAATAACACCTTTTTGTTGATTATTTTCTAGTGTAGTATTAGTATAAAATAATCTATATTGAGATTTATCTCTAAGTACTAGACTATTTATTATAAAGCTATTTATGCTTTCTGTCAAGTCTGTTAGTAAAGGTTGTATTGTTGTACTAACTGTACCCAACTCAACGTCACCAATTCTTGCTGTACCTGCAATTGTTCTTAATCCATCTGGTGCTAAAAATATTAAGTCACCACCAATTTCTTGAATACTATATCCACTTAAACAACCTACGTTCTTTGTAACAGGTACAATTGCAATAGAACTAGAGTTATTTATATTAATTAATTTAAAAATACTATTTGTACAGAAGATAAATAATTCATCACGGAAACCTTTAATACCTTCTATTTGGTCTTCTAAAACTATATTACCTGAACCTGTACTTGTAAAATCTGTAGGGTCTAATGTACCACTATAATAAATTGTATTTAGATTATCTTCAACACCTGCAGCTATTAAATGTTTATCATGTGTTGTAACATACTTAACATGTTTTGTACTTGTTACAGTTACTTCTTCTCCAAAAAATGTTCTTCCACTTAATGAACCTGAACCTTCCATTCTAAATGCATAGGGTTTATTTGCTCCATCAGCTATAATAACTGTTCCATAATCTGATGTAGCAGTTTCAAATACAGTAAATTGACATTGCCCTTGGCTAGTTCTAGTTAAAGTACTTCTGCCTGTAAAAGTTGAATAATTATCTCCACTTGATGCAACAGAACTTCTTCCAATATTTAACCAAGTTTCTCCATCATTTGTAAAAAATATTCCTGTTCCTGCACATGCTATAACTCCATCTGCATACGGAAATACTCCTAAAATATTTGTTGTACTTCCTGTAGGTTGTGTAGCATCAGTTGTACCAAATTTTTGATAGCCATTAATACGTCTATATCCACCTTCTGTAGATACTTCAAAGTTTTGTAAATCTTTAGCTACTCCGGGAGTTTTTAATAAATCAATAACATTTGAAGATTTAACTAATCCTCCATTAACTGCTACTGTGTATGGTTGACTTCTTGCCATTAGAAATATATTCTGTCGTCTGTAATATAGGAAGGAGCAGGATTAATTAAATTAGATTTCATTTGTCTCATTCCTTTTTTATAATCTTCTAATGCAAATGCTGCTTGTTGTGGACTTTCTTTAAATTGCCACACATAGTATCTTGCTCTAGATGTTATAACATTTGCATATTGGTCAGGTAAAACCATTTCGTCACTATGAGATGATAAAGCTGTTGGTGTATTATATGCATAAAAATGCACATTATATACTTTATCAGGTATAGGACTTAATCCAAACTTTCTGTGGTCTGGACTACGTATAACATATTTTGGTTCTCCAAAGTTTTGTGTATCTGCATCATCTTGATTTTCAGAGTCTCTAAAGTATCTTGTCCATTCATCTAAACTTAAATAACGTAAACCTCTAGAAACAAAAGGTGACGATTCTCCACTTACATTAATTGTAGTAAGATAAAAATCATCCCAATCAATAGAAGCATAATCGGTTGTAACGCTTGAACTTCCTGATTTTAATGTATACCATCTAGTACCTGCTACAGTTGCTACTGTAACATTACCATAAAAAGGGTCTGTTCCTCCACTAGCTGCAGCAGCAAAGAATGGAAGTTGTGGTTCTTCTGTTGCAATATCATTTAAAGATTTATTAATAGAATTTTTAACAAAACTTTGAATACCTTTTGCGTTTGCAAAAGTTGCAGAAGTTAATTCTATTTCATTAAGTTCTTGAAGAACTTCATTTGTTAGTGTTAGGAATGTAGTTGCCATGTTTAATTAGGTTTTGCTGTAACCATACCTCCACCTTTAAACATCATTCTTTCACCCATTACAGGTTTAGATTTCTTTTTTGGCATAAAACTAAAGTCTTGTGCAGCTCCCATTTGTTCTCTCTTACTTAATCCTGTAGCACCTATTTTTTCTCCATATTTATTATATCTAGTTTGAGGTGAACGAACTTTCGCTAGTTGAGCTAATTGATTTGTTACTCCGTATTTTGTTTTCATATTGTTTTCCTTTTAAAAAAAGAGGAGGAGTCCGAAGACTCCCCCAATTTTACGATTAGTCAATACCGT